TAGCTTCTTGTTTTGCTCGATATTCTAGTTGTCCATATACTTATTCTACTCGTATGTCTCTCTCTGGAACTCCTCTGAATGAGTCTCTAATTGCCCTTCATCAGATTCTTCCTAAGTTTCAGAAGGAGAATAAACTTCAAAAGGTTCAGTGTATTGTCTTGACTGACGGAGAATCAAGTCAACTTGTTTATCATAAAGAAGTTCGTCGTTCTTACTCCAATAAACCAATTCTTGGAACTGGTTATGTTTACGCTGATACTACATTCTTGCGTGACCGTAAACTTGGAACTACCTATAAAGTTGGTTATGGATATCATGCATTCACCGACACTCTTCTTCGTAACCTGAAAGATAACTTTCCCTTTACAAACTTTATTGGCATCCGTGTTCTTGAGAACCGTAGTGCTCAAAGATTCATTGGACTTTATCACTCTCAGGGAGATAAGAATTGGGAAAAGATTCAAAGTGATTGGAGAAAGTCAAGGAGTTTCACTATCATTAACTCTGGTTATGATGCTTACTTTGGAATGTCTTCCACTACTCTTGCTCAAGATTCTGAGTTTGAAGTTGCTGAAGACGCTACTAAATCTCAAATCAAATCTGCATTTGTAAAATCCCTTAAGACTAAGAAACTAAATAAGAAAGTTCTTGGTGAATTTATTTCTTTGGTGGCATGAAACAAAAATTTCCATTTGATCATGTAGTAAAATACGACACCAAAGAAGTTTGGATTAAATGCAATAGTGTAACTACTGCTTTAGGTATCCCTGCACTAGTTGAGAAATACTATCCTGGTTATATTGGTCATATTGCTAGTTCTGAGTATCTTGAGAAACTCAAGAACCAGTTGGCGAACTGACCACTGGGGGTCCTTGGGACCCCTTTTTTAGTCTATAATGACTATGTTGAAACGAAACACACATGGCACTTTCTTCCGACTACATCCGAACTTCTCTTCAATCTCTGTATGGAAGTACAGTTACAAGTGCTGATATTCGTGCATGGTGCAATATGAATGATGCAAACTATCAGACGGTAACTAAGAAACTTGATGAATTTAAAACTGGTCGTGGCAAATGGAATCTTGAAGTGACGCAACAAAAAGTAGAAGAAATTGAACGCACTTTCCAAGCGCCTTCTGTGGTTCCTCCTTTAGAACAAAATCTCATTCCTGAAAAAGATGATACCTTCGTCCGCTTTGGTAACTTCGCTGATATTAAGAAAATTATTCAGTCCCGTCTCTTTTACCCTACGTTTATTACGGGTCTTTCGGGTAATGGTAAAACGTTCTCTGTGGAACAAGCTTGTGCTCAACTGAAACGTGAACTTATCCGTGTAAACATTACTATTGAAACTGATGAAGACGATCTTATCGGGGGTTTCCGCCTTGTTGATGGGAATACTGCTTGGCACAACGGTCCCGTCATTGAGGCACTGGAGCGAGGAGCAATCTTGCTTCTTGACGAAATCGACCTCGCTAGCAACAAGATTCTGTGCCTACAATCCATCCTTGAAGGAAAGGGTGTCTTCCTGAAGAAAATTGGCCGTTGGGTGAAACCCGCCTCTGGATTCAATGTGATTGCTACCGCAAATACCAAAGGTAAGGGTTCTGATGATGGACGTTTTATCGGCACCAATGTGCTCAATGAGGCATTCCTTGAGCGTTTCCCTGTAACCTTTGAGCAGTCTTATCCAAACCCTTCAACCGAACAGAAGATCCTGGAGGGAGTTGCTCTGGATCTTGGAGTGGAAGACCTAGAGTTCTGTAAGCGTCTTGTGGACTGGGCTGATATCATCCGTAAGACCTTCTACGATGGTGGTATTGAGGAAATCATCAGTACTCGTCGTCTGGTCCACATCATTCGTGCCTACAGCATCTTTGGTAACAAAGCAAAGGCAATCGATGTTTGTACATCACGATTTGACGACGAAACCAAGACTGCTTTTATTGAACTTTATGATAAGGTAGATGTTGATTTCCAACTTCCTGTTGACGAACCTCAAGTAAACTGATAGAATATGGGGAGGTAAAACTATCTTCCCTCTTTATTATGTTTGAATCAGAAGACGGACGCAATTGCATTGAATACACAATGTCACTAAATTCAGATGACATGATTGAATTTACAAAAAAACCAGTGAGTATGACTGAACCTACTAATCATCTTTGGAAATATAACGAAGATAAAATCCTCAAAGATGTTGAGGATTATGTAACCAGCACCTATCACGGTCACTACTGTGGCGATGAAGAAGATTATGCTGATATCCAAACAATTGATCTGATGGCAGCAAAGAAACTTGCCGCTGGATTCTGTCAAGCAAATATCCTTAAGTACGGATCTCGTTACGGCGACAAAGATGGTCGTAATAAGCGTGACTTGATGAAAGTCATTCACTATGCTATGCTACTTCTTCACTTCGACCGACATTATTCTCGAACCAATAATGGTCTAACTGAATTCCGTTGATTATGAAAATCCAAGACAAAACTATGAAACTCTCTGATAAAACTCTGACTCTTCTGAAGAACTTCTCTTCCATTAATCAATCCATCCTGTTTAAGGAGGGAAATACACTTCGCACAATTTCTGTGATGAAGAACATTCTTGCAGAGGCAACAATTGAAGAAGAACTCCCCAAGAACTTTGGTATCTATGATTTGAACCAGTTCCTGAATGGTCTCAATCTTCATCAGAACGCAGAACTTGATTTCCAGAATGATGGTTATGTCGTTATCAAAGAAGGAAAGTCACGTTCTAAGTATTTCTTTGCCGACCCTAACGTAATCATTACTCCTCCTGACAAAGAAATCTCTCTTCCTTCCGAAGATGTTTGTTTCCTTCTTGATACCAAAGAACTTGATAAACTGCTTAAGGCTGCTGCTGTCTATCAACTTCCTGACCTGTCTGTGGTTGGTGAAGCAGGTGTGGTGAAACTCGTTGTTCGTGATAAGAAAAACGACACCTCCAATGATTTCTCTGTGGTTGTTGGTGAAACTGATGAAACATTCTCCTTCAACTTTAAGGTAGAGAACATCAAGATTCTTCCTGGAAATTATGAGGTGGTTATCTCACGTAAACTTCTGTCACGATTCAAGAATACTTCGTTCGATGTGACTTATCATATTGCTCTGGAGCCTGATTCTAGTTTCGGAAATGGTTGATGATGTTATTGTAGTTGATGATTTTCTTGACGAAATCTCATTTAAAAAAATAAAAGAATCACTACTACTCCAAGATTGGCATTTGATTCCTAACATAACTTCTGGATGTGATCAAGGAGATTCAAAAAAACATTATGGTTTTTATTCAATGATTGTTGATGAGGGAAGTCCTGATCAATATAGAAATACTCCATCTTCTTGGTTAATCTTTACTTTAAATGAAAAGATTAAATCTCAATTCAATTTCAATACTGTTGAAAGGTGTAGGATAGACATGACAACGTATCGTGGAGAAGATCAGATAACTTTTAAACGACATATTGACATGGAAGGATTTCATTATACATCAATTTATTATACAAATGAATGTAATGCTCCTACAATAATATATAATGAAAAATCAATGTCTTCTCCTGTAGATTTGAGTTTAAATTTAACTATAAAAGAAAAAGTATATCCCAAAGAAAATAGATTAGTAGTGTTTCCAGGAAATTATATTCACACAGGAATGTGTGCTACTGATGTTCCTTACAGGATTCTTATAAATTCAAATTTTACTTGATTTTTATATTGTGGAATTTCTTCTTTATTTGAGTCCTCAGGGACAACAACTTATTCGTGATCTGATTTCAGCAAAGTTTCATATTCATGAGAACGTGGGACTTTGCCAAAAACACCAAATTTTTGGATACACAAGTACTCCCAATAAATTTGTAGTTTGTACTAAAAACATTGTAAATAGTGGATTTGATCCCAATCATTATGTTGGAGAAACCGTCTATCATGAAGCTGTTCATGCGGCCCAAATGTGTAATGGAAATTCTCCATTTAGCAATTCTGCAAAGTCCTATCCATTACCCTGGAACAAAGAAGAAGACATTAAGAAATCTTTATCAGTTTCAAATGGGGGACAACAAAAGGAAAGGGAAGCTTATTTCTTTGAAGATAAACCAGATAAGGTTCGACAACTTGTAAAGAAGTATTGTTTTTGAAATGAATATCTTTGTTACTTCTCCTTGGCCTGCCGAAAGTGCAATTTGTCTTCCAGACAAACACATCGTCAAAATGCCACTAGAGTGTTGTCAGATGCTTGCCATCGTGGCATCTGAGAAATGGGGTCACGGATACGGAACCCTCCCTAAGTCCGATGGAACACCTTACAAGACCGATAAGGGAGCTTTCAGGAATCATCCCTGCACCAAGTGGGCACTGGAGAGCATCCATAATGCCTACTGGTTAATCAAGTGGGGATTGAACTTGTCTGATGAATACTCTCTGAGGTATAATAAAACTCACTCCTGTTATAACACCCTAGTGGATGCATACTATTTGTTTCCCAAAGGTAAGATTACAGAAGTGACTCCATTTGCTCGTGCTATGCCTGAGGAATGGAAGTATGACGACACTATTGATACATTTGAAGCATACAAAAGGTATATTGCATCCAAACCTTGGGTGTCTGAAAACTATCTCCGTATGCCACAACGCAAACCTGATTGGATTTGATTATTTTTTAAAAATGAATTTAATAGATAAAATAATTTTTTTTAAGGATGTATTTTCTCAGGAAGATCTTGAGAAAATAGATGAGTATATTATTAGTCCTAATTGGGGTTTTGGTCACTGGAGCAATGAAAATTTTCCAGACAAAATTTTCTGGAGTTTAAACTTATCTAATATACAATATTTCAATGATTATTTGTTTTCGATAATAACAAAGATTACTAATAGGAACTGGGAAATAGATAGAATCTATGCAAATGGACAAACATACGGGTTAGATGGAGCTTTTCATACTGACAGTGATCATGGATATACATTCTTATATTATTGGAATAAAGAATGGAATCTATCATGGGCAGGTAACACGATTTTTGTGGACGAAAATACAAATCAAATGGAAAGTATTTGTCCAAGACCAAATAGTGCTATACTATTTCCTGGGAATATTCTACATTATGGTCAATCTCCGTCAAGAGATTTCTATGGTCTTCGTGTGACTATTGCTTATAAACTTTACCCCAGATAAGATTTATTTTTTAATTATGACAAGTGAATTTCTTTTTGTGGAAAAATATCGTCCCCAAGTAATTGAGGATTGTATTCTTCCTGATGAAACTAAAAAAACATTTAAGGAGTTTGTAGAGAAAGGTGAGATTCCAAATCTCCTTCTTGCTGGACCTCCTGGTATTGGTAAAACTACCATTGCTAAAGCACTATGTAATGAATTGGGGGCAGATTATTATGTCATCAACGGATCCGACGAGGGACGTTTCCTGGATACTGTACGGAACCAAGCGAAAAACTTTGCTTCGACCGTCTCACTTACGGGATCTTCTAAACACAAAGTCATCATCATCGATGAGGCTGATAACACAGGGAACGACGTACAACTCCTACTACGGGCGAATATTGAGGCATTTTATATCAACTGCCGATTCATCTTCACCTGTAACTACAAGAACAAAATTATTGAACCTCTTCACTCCCGATGTGCCGTCATCGACTTCACCATCAAAGGGAAGCAAAGAGTTCAACTTGCAGGATCTTTCTTTCAACGACTTCAATCAATCCTGGATGCGGAAAAGATTGAGTATGATGAAAAAGTCGTTGCGGAACTCGTATCCAAGCATTTTCCCGATTTTCGACGTGTCTTAAACGAAATCCAGAGGTATTCTACTGGTGGTAAGATTGACTCTGGTATTCTTGCCTCATTCTCCGATGTTTCTCTAAATGATCTCATTAAAAGTCTCAAAGAAAAGAACTTTACCGAAGTTCGTAAATGGGTCGTTAATAATCTTGATAATGACTCTGGTGTATTACTCCGTCGTCTTTACGATGCTCTTCTTACATCCCTTGAAAACGGTAGTATTCCTTCTGCTGTTCTCATTATTGCTAAGTATCAGTACCAAATTGCCTTCGTGGCCGATCAAGAAATTAATCTTCTGGCAGCGTTGACTGAAATTATGTGTGAGTGTGAGTTTAAATAATGGAACTTAAAGATTGGTTAAACTCTATCAACTTCACAAAAGAAGATCTATCTGAGGATATTAAGGATTATCCTCCCTTTATTATCAATCGTTGTTTGTCTGGTCATATTGATTGTATTCTTTATGCAAATGAGATGAATATAAACTCTCATCTTGACAAAGATATGCAGTATTCGTTTTATCTAAATAGTCTTAGGAAACGGAAGAGATTTTCTCCCTGGCTCCGTAAAGATAAAGTCAAAGATTTAGAATGCGTTAAACAATACTATGGTTATAGTAATGATAAAGCATCTCAAGCTTTGAAGATTCTAAATAAAGAACAACTAGATTTTATTAAACAACGACTTGAAACTGGCGGA